GCCAACGGTTATGTCAGCTTTGCTACATTACTCTCGGTTGCGGTAGACACTTTCTTCTCAGAGGTTAAACTCTTTGAAATTTTAGTGGCAGTGGAATTAAGGTAGGAGTCACATTCAACTGTGACACCATCCTTGATCTCTTTACGTTTACTGGTCACGTCGTGACCATTGACGAAAGAACTAACCAGCTTGGCGACGGCGATTAAACGCTGTCGTTCTGGTTCGCTTATATGAGCAAGAGAAATCTCGCCCTTTAACGCGGTGGCCAGAGTACCATCCAAATGACCACGAATGATCATCTGAAGGCTCTTACTACTAGAGTCGTAGGTTACCATCTTGATTCCTTTGGAAGCTGTAGAACCTCTTGAGAAAGTTTTTGATGCTTTCTTTTGAGGGGTCTTTGCCTTCTTTCCATTTGAGCCATCTTGCGATGACTCGACTGGATTTGAAAGGCTTCCGGCCTTTATCGTAGAAGTTTGACTTTCCTTCGGGATAATTGTCTGCTTTGCGTTCATAGGTTCTCCTAATATGATTGGCCGTATACGGTTTCTCACTTGGGTTTAAAAATCCGTGCTTCGAAAGAATCACGGAGACAGAAACACCCTGTAGCTGATTAAGGCTATGGGCGGTATCTTGCAAGTGTGCGAAGGTGTTTAACCACCCAGCACGTAAGACCGAAGTCTCTCTCCTACTAGAGGAGGTTAGAGGATTGTCTGGAAAGCCAGTCCATCTATTCAGAGTTGTGACACGTCTGTTCAATAACTGGGCCCAATCCGTAAGGCCTAGTACTAACGGTGAATTAGCTTTAAAGTAATTACTTCGAAGAACCATCGTTAGTTTCTTGTGACTCTCCTCGACAGGTTTCCCGTCGTAGAAGGCATCAAGTTCCTTATGAAGTTTAGCCTGTGCGAAGTCTTCCTGCCTGGTCATAAATAACCAGTCATTATAACTTACACCCGGCAAACGAAGGTCCTCACCACCGAGCTCGCTCGGGAGGAAGAGGCCTGAACATTTACCAACCAGCTCATCTGGTAAATGGCGAAGAGCCTTAAGTCCATAGAAGGTAAAACTTTTTTGGAACTGAGAACTCTCAACTAGCGGTTTGACCTTAATGGAGGGATTAACCCCCCACTTAGTGATCAATTTTCCGAGGAATTCCCCGAAACGATCAGAGACCAAAGACTTAGAAATGTTGATTTCAACACCGAAGCCAATGGTCATTGTCGACCGGTACGCCTCCGCTAGGCGCTCATCCCTAATCACGATGTCGTCCCCGACGATACAGAATGACATAGGGGCAGAACTATTCTCAGTCGCTAAGCGATCGAGAAGAACTGCATGGGCTAAAGTAGCAAGGAAGAATGAGGGACCATAGCCCAAGGGCTGCCCTACATTCCACTTGACTAATCTGTCGCGATACATCCATTCTTTACCAATAATGGCATCGAATGAGTCAACGTCATATTGACTAGCAATCCCTTGAGACATTAAGTTCTCCAGGATCAACCGTTGATACGCGACAGGGAACCGATCGGTGAAGGAAGTACAGTCGTAAGACCAGACTTTCTCACTATTCGAGAGCCACTCCACTACGACAGCTCGCGCTGCGTCTTGGTCGTGAACAAACACTTCAGGGTACTGTAAGAGTAAATACTCCTGCAGTTTTACCTTTAGTGGTTCGCCTAAAGCTTGATATGGAAGAAACGGGTTTGCGATCCAGCGCGCTTTGGCACCGCCATCCTGAAGGATGACGACC